CAGCAGAAACTCGGCGCCCTTGGCCGGCTGGATGAGGCCGCTGATCACCACCTCCCCTTGCGTGCGCAGCAGGCCAACCCCAGGCTGCAGCGGGTCGGTGGATAACTGCCCCCCTACAACGGGCCCGAGGTTGCTGAACACCTGGGCGCAGACATCGATCAGCGCGGCGGGCATCAGGCAGCCCTCCGCTTGAGCTTGACGCTGACGATGTAACGCTCGACCACTACCCCGCCGCTGACGATCCGATCCCGCTCAAGGGAGAGGCCATCCACCGGCCAGTAGTCGGTCGGGCCAGGCCGGCTGGCGATGGTGCTGATAAACCATGCCTTGATCGCCGTCCACCCGGCGGCATTGGTGACCCCCCTGATGTTGAGCACTTCGCTCGCCACCAACGGGCCCCGTGTCACGAACCCACCGGTAGACGTGGGCTCCAGGCTGGGGCCGTCTTCAAAAGCCTCTGGCTGCTCCAACAGCGCCAGGCTGGTGGCCCCCAGCGAGAATGTTCCGTAGGCGGGCAGGAAGGCATCACCCCCTAGGCGAGCCTTCTCGTTCTGCCGCAGCACTACCGCCAGCTGCTGCGCCGCGTCGATCAGCGTGAAACCTACCTTGACCCATGCCCCGGTCGTTTCGCCCGCTGGCGCCCCGGTGAACCAGCAACTCAGGCCGGTGACACTGCGGCCATGAGCGGAGCAGGTCAGCGCCACGGTGGCCCCTACTGCTCGGCTGGTGATGGTGGGCGCTTCCAGGATCTTGGCCGCCTGCCAGGCATCAAAGATGCTGCAGCACGTCACCCACTGCGCTGGCGTGCAAAGCCCCGCCACGGTGAAGCGCCGCGCCGTCAGCCCCTGCTCAGTTTCCGCTTCGGCGTAACCGATCGGCTGCGCCTGCAGGTAGCGCAGTGTCAGGGTCGATGCGCCGTAGGTGAGCTGAATGCTCATCAGGTCACCCTCAACGAATCCGCGCCATGGTCTGCTGCAGCTTCAGGCCAGATCCATCGCCTCGCACACTGACCCCCACGTTCCACGCTTTACGCCTCAGCTCAGCTACCTCCTGGCTCAGGTTTCCAACCGCCGCCGCCAGATGGGCCATTGCCGGATCGGATCCCACCCGCATCACGCCAGCGCCACCACCCAGGGCCCCGGACTCCTTCAGTCGGCTGGTCACGGCAGCAGGGATGACCGTGCCCTTCGATGGCGCCATCCAGAGGCTGTTTGCGGGTCGGTTGATCAGGCTCAGCGCCCCGGATGCCGACAAGAACGATTCCTGCCCCAGGCTCATCCCGCTCGGGCCGTCATTGATGCGGTAGGTCTGGCCGGCATCCACCGGGCCACCCGTGAACCGTGCAGGGGGTAGGCCGGCGGCGGCGTTCAGGCTGTTGTAGAACGACCTGGCCGCATCGGCAGCATTGCTCATGTTGCTGGCAAGTCCAGCGGTTTGACTTCTGGCGGCACCCGTAGCCTTGGCGGCACCGTCGATGAAGCCGCTGATTTCGAAGTAGCCCTTGCCGGTGTTCTTGACCTCCAGCCCCGTGTCCCTGACCAGCCCCTGGAAGGTTTTTTGCTGGTCCAGATTGAGGTACAGCAAGTCCTGAAAGCTGTTGAACTGGTCCCTAGTGCCCTTAGTGGCCTGAAAGGTGCCATCGGCAAACAGCGCTAGGTTCTTGGCGGCAGCTTCGGCCTTAATCTGGTTTTGCGCGGTTTCGTTGGTAACGCCAGCAATCAGCGACTCGATGGCCTGGGTCTTGCTGAGGATCTGGAGCTTGGAGTCAGCGGATTGCGTGCCAAGCTCAGCAATTCTCAGCGCGAGTTCGGCTTGCTGGATGGCTTGTGCATTGCTTGACAGCGAGGCCTGTTCGAGTCCTAGCTTTGCTTTCTCTACTTCTAGCCTTGCCGAGTCTGACGCAAGCCCAGCATCTAGCCTGGCTTGTTCTTGCTGCAAGGCAAGTATCTGCCTTTGTAGGTCCTGCTGTGCTAGTAAAGCGTTAAACTTAAAAGTTAAAGCGGCTCGATCAATCTCGTCTCCTTGTTGCCTGATTGCATTGATTTCACCCTCACTTGCACCACGCTTTTGCGCTTCTTGTAGTTCATAGTTATTGCGATTGCGGATAATACTGAAACGCGAATCCTCTAGTCCTATAAGCGCTTGGCCAAGGTTGATACCGGCCTGCTGAACTTCTGCGCGACCGGCATTTTCGGCCTGAAGTGTCCTGCCAACTGCTTCCGCTAACTGAGCTTGACTTGCTAATTCTTTGACTTTTTCTTCGTTTTGCTTCTTTGCAATCGCGAGTCGCTGAGATTCGGCAGCGACGGCAGCATTGGTTTCGCCTAGTATGTCGCGCTGTTTGCTGGCAAAATCTTTGGCTAGGTCGCCAATCTCTGTTTGAACCTGAGCAAACCGATTACCCCCTAAGTTCAGTTCACCAAACCAATCACGACTGGCCCCAGTGTTTGCAATAGCGTCACTTAGCAGGTTCTTGGCTTGCTGGTCGCTAAGTCCGTATTCCTTGGTGATGTTTTTTAGGATGCCAACAAGCTGGGTTGCTTCATCGGCCGTTACGCCAAATGACTGACGCAAGTCTCTTGCCGATACGTCAACCTTTAACCCTTCCAGCGCCCCGGCCAGTTTTACTACCTGCTGCGTAACCGTTGGCAGTAGGCTCGTTCCGAAGCTGTCCTGCAGATCTTCCCAGGCGTTTTGCAGCTTGGCAAAGTTCTGTGCTGCGGTAAGTGTTCCGCCAGCATTAGCAGTCAGATCATTTAATCCTTTGGTGATTGCTGGGAAAAACTCAGCCGATGTGAGCTTGCCAGTTTCCACCAGCTTAATCAGCGCCTGCTGGCTAATGCCTAGACCATTGGCGGTCGCAGTTAGAGCGATTGGCAGCCTTTCCCCAAGCTGTTGGCGTAGCTCTTCCATAGAGACCACTCCCTTTGAGGCAATTTGCTGCAGCGCCAAAAAGGTTCCGTTGATTCCATCATTGGTTAACCCCAATACTTGGCCGGCCTTTGCTACCGATGCAAACAGATCTTTCTGCTGCTTTAGCGGCACGCCGGAAGCCGTTGCTGCTGCGGTAAAACTGCCGAAAGTGCTAGACAGGCTTCTGTAAGACAACCCCAACGTCTCGGCGGTTTCACGAGCGAAGCTGAGGGCCCCAGCAGCCCCCTGGGCACCAAGGGTGGCGGAGAGCTTGCGGGTGGTCGTTTCAAGCTCTGCCGCTCCCTGAATGGATCCCTTCAGGAACCCAACCACCGAATAGGTAACCCCAACAAAGCCCAGTGCGTTTAAGGCATTGCCAAGAACGCCAACCGCTACGCTAGTTTTGCCAAGAGCTTGATCAACTTGCAGTTGTGTGCGTGCAATTTCCGACTGTGTTTCCTTAAACGCCCGCGATCCGATTGCTGTTTTATCTAACGACTGGTTTAGTTCTGACAAGCGATTGCGTAGCCCGCTAATTGTCTGCTCTTTACCGCTGAATCCATTTAAGGCATTATTGATTTCTCTTTGTGTTGCCGCGATTCCTTTTTGTGCCGCGACAAACCCCCTGGAACCAATCTCTGCTTTTTGCAAAGCGCTATTATACTGGGCTAGTTTATTATTTAACCCTTCAATGCTGTTTTGACTGCCAGTAAACCCTTTTAGTGCTGCATTGAGCCTGTCTTGAGTTTGAGCAATTTCTTTTTGTGCCGCCACAAACTCTTTAGAGCTAATCTCAGCTTTTTGCAATACTCCGTTAAGTTCGGTTAGTTTATTGTTTAACCCTTCAATACTATTTTGGTTTCCGCTGAATCCTTTTAGCGCCGCATTTAACCTCTCCTGGGTTTGAGTGATTTCCTTTTGTGTTGCGACAAATTCTTTCGACCCAACCACGCTTTGGCCTAGGGTTTCATTAAGGGCCGATATTTTACTGCGCAACCCGTTGATCGTGTTTTCGCTTGCGCTAAATCCTTTCAATGCATCATTTACTTGCTTTTGCGTTGCTGCAATTCCCCTTTGTGCCGCCACAAAGTCTTTAGAGCCAATTTCAGCTTTTTGCAGTATGCTATTGTACTCGGCTAGCCTGTTGTTTAACCCTTCAATGCTGTTTTGATTGCCGCCAAATCCCTTTATCGCTGCGTTTAACTTGTCTTGAGTTTGGGCAATTTCTTTTTGCGCTGCTACAAACTCTTTAGAGCCAATTACGCTTTGGCCTAGGGTTTCGTTCAGCGCCGCCATCTTGTTGCGCAGCCCGGTAATAGTCGCCTCCCCTGCAGCAACCCCCTTTAGCGCATTGTTGATTTCCTGCTGTGTTTTGGCGATTTCTTTTTGCGCAGCCGCAAACTCCTTTGATCCGATAGCCGCTTTGTTTAGGGACTGGGTTAACTCATTCAGTCGGCTACGCAGCCCTTCGATCGTCTGGTCACTGCCGGCGAATCCCTGCTTGAACTGCTCCCCCGCCTGCTTGCCTTGCTGCCCGATTTGCCGCGACGCATCGAGTACCCCCTTGACATCGGCCGTTACCTTGACAACCCACTCGTTTGCCATGTCAGCTTCCTGGGGTGACGACGTACTGGGTGGGGTTGGTCCAGCTCAGGGCGTACTGATCGAGCACCCCGATACCACGGCCTGGGGGATCGCCACCGATCGGCACCGCACGGCAGCCGGGGAGCAGGCCGATGATCCGCTGCGTGAGCAACTGCAGGGCCGTGAAGTCACCCGCTGGCGACCACTCGGACACGTAAAGCCGGAACTGCGGATTGAGCGCCGTTTCACCCGTGGCGAATGCTTCGGTGGCGTAGTCGGGGTTGGCGAGGATCACCACTTCCAGGCCAGCCACGGCCACCCCCTCGGGCAAGGCTTCATTGCGCCGCACTACTGCGATGGCGGGGATGGCGGTGCCGCTGCGGGGGGTGTAGGTGCCCAGTGCTGCGCTGACCACGGCATCGGCCGCCAGCAGGTCGTATAGCTCCTGTGCAGTGGTGGGCAGGGTCATGCTGCAGCTTTCCCGGTAACCTGCCACAACCACCGCCTACCCATCATGGAAGCTCGTTCCTGCACCCGCTGCGGCGCCCGATGGCTAGATGGGCAGTTGTATTGGTCAGGCACCGGCAAGAAAGCCTCAGAGCTTGACCTAGCCGGCCTGGTGTGCAATCAGGTCAACGACCCGAACTGCATCAACCCATGCAATGGCCGCGATGGTGGCGACACCTGGGTTAAGCGCATGGAGTGCGTCAGCCAGCTGTTTAGTGCTGAGCCATAAAGGGCACTAAAAAGCCCCAGCATCGCCGGGGCCTATCAATTCAGTTGTCCGGAATTTCCGGATACCTGATTAGACCTACCACTTCACCTTGTCAGCCCAGTAGGCGGCACTCATCGTGCCCTTGGCGATGTTCTCGGCATGGCGGGCCTTGAAGCTCGCACGGCGGGCCTTCTGCGCCTTGGTGCGTGGTTGATCGCCAGCGCCCTTCACCCCCTGCTGCCCGAACCTGATCAGCCGGACCTTCTCACCATCCTTCGCCAGCACCGCATGGCTCTTAGTGGCGTGCTGGGGGGTCCGCTTGGGCTTGTTGTAGCCCTCGAACCTCTCCCCCCGAACGGTGATCGCCATGATCAGAGCAGCTCAAGCCCCGGCTTGCCGTAGCCAGCCAAGCTCACCTGATACTTGAGCACCGTGCCGGCGGCCTGCTCCGGCTGGTAGGACTCGAACATGCCATACCCATACTCCACCTGGTTGCCGTTGTAAGGGCCGATCAAGGCGTACTGGATCATCAACTTCTCGGATAGGTTCAGCTCTTCGCATAGCCGCATGGCACGCCACGCAGAAGCAGCAAAGGATGTGACCCCAGATAGCGCCCATGTCTTGTCCTTGGCGGTCGGGATCGGCGTGGCGTAACCACCCGCTTCCTCATCGTAGGTGGTGACGGATTCTTTGGTGGTAGCGTTGGCTGGCTGGGCATTGGTCAGCCCCATCAGCCGGAACGGGGGATCGGTGCCATCAAGCAGCAGCGAGGGGGCCACTACACCAGCGGCAACGGCGGCCGTGGTGATCGCAGAACCAGTCAGGGCGTAGGAGAGGGTGTGCGGGCTTGTGGTGGTCACCGATGTCACCACAAACGAACCGTTCAGACTGGCGAACGGGGCGGGGAGATCTTTGACAACGATCCTCCGGCCTACTGCAATGCCGTGGG